ACTTATGTGTGATCTTAATAGTATTTTCTTAGCTGATAATCAATTAATAAGTGATTGGTTAGAAGAAGATATTAATAGAGAATTTATAAAAAAACCTATATTAATGATTCCTTACGGTGGTACTGATTTTGGGATAATAAAATATATTGAAGATTACAAATGGAAAAAACCCAAGACCCACGAACATAATTCTATGTTGGCTAAACACATAAGATTAGCTTTATTACACGTTAGTCCTAGTGTAAATCATGTAATAAAATATTTAAAAGATGCTCAAGATTTAGGTTTAACTGATGGATGGGTAACACCAAGTGGTTTTTATGTAGAACAAAAATATCTTAAAACTAGAAGTAAACAAGTAAAAACAAAGTTAGGTAATAGTAGCGTCAGATTATCAGTATGTGACTATACGGATAAGCCTGATGTAAAGAAAATGAATAATGCTATTTGTGCAAATTTTGTACAAAGTTATGATGCAGCAAATGTACATCTTGCAATATCAAAAGCATTAGATGCTAACTTAAGTCAGTTCATTACTGTGCATGATAGTTATGCAACTACTTGTGGTCACATAGAAAAATTTATAGATATTGTAAAGAAATCTTTTGTTGAATTATATACAAAGAACGATTGTCCTTTATATAAAAATTTACCACCATTAGGTAATTTTGATGTCAAGGAAGTTTTGAAAGCGTTATATATCTTTAGTTGATCTAGACAAGATCGCAAAAGAATGTATTATTGATAAACCTCTATTGAGGTAACTACCTAATTTAAATTCATAGGACTAAACCAAATGGCTGATTTCAAATTTGAAAAATCATTTACAACTGCAAGAGGATTTTTAACATATTGCTGGCTTGTAAAACCTGACGAAAAATATAATCAATATCAAATCACTTTGCTTTTTAAACCTGACATGGAGCATACCTTAAGTGAAAAAGAATGTCAGATTAAACAAGTTGCTAAAGGAACTAAAGTTAACACAGTTGAATATATGTGTGAAAAACTTTTAGCAGTAAAAGAGGAATTTCAACAAGCATTATTAGAATCTTTCCCACAAAGAAAAGGTCAGTTCAAATGGCAGCCAAGTATTAAAACTGGTTTACCTGTGGAGTATTGGAAGATACAAGAAGATGGAAGTTTAACTGTGAGACTTAAAAAAGTATCTAGTGGTATCAGAAAAGATGGTAAACCTTTCACTTCAATCCCACCTAAATTTTTCCGTCAAAATGAAAATGGTGTAATGGTTTTATGTACTGAAGAAGAAAAACAAAAGTACGATAAGATTTCACCTGAAAGTTTAGGTGAGGTAAATATGAGGATTGTAGGATATGACTACGATTATATTGGTTTAAAACTAGAACCTAGTGCAATATGTGTTAGACACTTTGTACCTTTTGTCGGAGGTATGCAAACAGCAGAGGAGTTTGGATTTGTTGCAGAAGAAGCCACACCATTCACTACAGAAGAACCGCAAGCAGAAGCCACGAAGCCAATCGGTGCAGCAGGGGATTTTTAAATACAAGAGTAAGTTTGAAGCTGAGTTTGCAGCAAAACTAAATCAAAAAAAAATTGTATTTTCTTATGAATCTTTCAGTATCGACTATGAAATTTCTTGCAGCTACAAGCCTGACTTTATCCTCGACAATTTTATTGTTGAAACGAAAGGTTATTTCTCAAAAGATGACAGAAGAAAACATCTTGCTATTAAGACGCAAAGACCCGAACTAGATATAAGGTTTTGTTTTCAAAACAGCAAAACTAAATTATCTAAAGCAAAGAAAAGCCTAACCTATGGTGCTTGGTGCGATAGGCATGGCTTTCTCTACTGTGACAAAACTATTCCTAATGATTGGTATGACTAATTTAAATTTACCTAAAGATGCAGAAGAAGGTGATCTATTTTTAGATCCTATAAAAAACCTATGGCTTGTTTATAAAGATGATGAATGGATAGAGGTTGATCTTAAAAAATATCATAGATCAAATTATTATTCATTTTAATGCAAAGTAAATATATAAAAAAAACTGCTTGTCCAGAGTGCGGTAGTAAAGATAATCTTGCGTGGTTTGATGATGGTCACGCATATTGTTTTTCTGTTGATTGTGAATATACTTTTTATCCTAATAAAGAAAAAAAATCTACACCATTAAAACTTGTACCACCACCACCATTTAAAGCTGTGCCTGTTGATTTATTAAAAGTAACTTATCAAGATTTACCGAAACGTGGAATCACTAAAAAAACTTGCGAACTATATGGTTATGGGGTTGGTGTGTATAAAGGTCAGGCTTGTCAAATAGCTACTTATAAAGATCAGTTAGGAAAAGATGTTGCTCAACATATAAAATTTCCTAACAAAAAATTTTTATGGTTAGGTGATATGTCAAAAGTGCAATTATGGGGACAGCATTTATGTAGGCAACAGGGTACTGGTGGTATTTATTTATCTGTTTTTGAAGGCGAAACTGACTGCATGGCTGCTAGTCAAATCGTAGATCACAAGTTTCCCTGTGTCTCTATCCCATCAGGAGTACAATCAGCAGCAAAATTTATTTCTTTAAATTATCCTTTTTTAGATAAATATTGCAGAGTAGTTATTTGTTTTGATAATGATAAAGCAGGTGAAGCAGGTGCAGAAAAAGCAATGGCTGCATTGCCTAAAGGTAAAGCTGCAATAGCTAGACTTCCAGAGGGTGTAAATGATGTAAACGATTTATTAATAGCAAAACGTGGTAATGAACTAAGAGATATATTATGGAAGGCTCAAAGCTGTAGATCAGATCATATTATTAATGGTGCTGATGCTTGGGATATATTTACTAAAGAAACAAGTCAACCGATATGTGACTACCCATACCCAGAACTACAAAAATCTTTATTAGGAGTTTACCCTAATCAAATGATTACAATAGCTGCTGGAAGTGGTGCAGGGAAATCTACATTATGCAGAGAATTGTCTTATCATTTTTTGCGTAACGGATTAAAAGTCGGTTATTTAGCTTTAGAAGAATCAGTACAGAGAACATTACTTGGTTTGGTAGGTATTGACTTAAATGTACCTTTGCACTTAAATAAAGATGGCATAGATGAAATTAGTCTGAAGGCTGCATTTGACAAACTTACGTCAAGTCGTAGCCTTTTTCTCTATAACCATTTTGGAAGTATTGAACCTGAAACTTTAATAAATCAAATAAGAGAATTAGCAACAGTAGATAAAGTAGATGTAGTAATACTAGATCACCTGACAATAGTAGTTAGTGGAGTTTTAGATAAGATAGGTGACGAAAGAAAAGCACTTGATTTAATAACAACAAAACTAAGAAGTCTTGCAGAAGAAACTAATATAGCTTTGTTTGTAGTTTCACACTTATCAAGACCACAAGGTAAAGGACATGAAGATGGTGCTGACGTTTCTTTGCGAGATATTCGTTCATCACATGGGCTAGTTCAAACAAGTGATATTTGTTTAAGTTTAATTAGAAATCAATCTGGTGATGCAGCAGAAAGATCAAGATTACAATTAAAGGTTCTTAAGTCTAGACATACAGGTATTACAGGTGAAGTAGATAAGTTATTATACGACCAAAATACTGGTCGATTACTCGTTTATTCTGACAACATTTTCCAATGACTTTATTAATTGATGCTGACTATCTAATCTACTCAAGCTGTTGTGCTGTTGAATTTGATAGAAGATGGACTTGTGGTAATCATACTTTAGATAGCCATGAAGATGACGTAATGATAGTAATAGAAAATAAAATTAATTATTATCAAAAAGTAGCAGAAGAAGAACACGATATTGTTATGTGTTTTAGTTCTTATCCTTCATTCAGACATGAGATATTTCCTGAATATAAGCTAAACAGAATAGATAAACGTCATCCTATGGCATTACCTAATGCAATTAAATTAGTAAAAACAAAATATAAATCTGAACAATTAGATAATTTAGAAGGGGATGATGTACTTGGTTTACTAGCTACTAATAAAAAATATAATGATCCTATAATAGTCTCACCTGATAAAGACATGAGAACGATACCTTGTAAGTTAATAGCTAAAGATGATATAGAACTAATTACAAAAAGAAAAGCTGATAGAGCATGGATGCAACAAAGTCTTTCTGGTGATACAACTGATAACTACAAAGGATTAGAAAAAGTTGGTGCAGTTACAGCAGAAAAAATTTTAGGAGATACTAATACTCTTGAGGATATGTGGAAGAAAGTAACAGAAGCATATCAAAAAAAAGGACAAACAATTAAAGAAGCAATATTAACAGCAAGACTTGCAAGAATACTTAGAGAAGGAGATTATGATTATACTACTGGTGAAGTTAAACTTTGGAATCCTAAGTTTTGAAAACTTGAACTGTGATAAATAGCAGTAACAGGTTATATTATAATTAAGTCTTTTATTATTTCATGTCATCTGCAATACTTCCTGTTATTAAAGACGATATAATAAGTGCTTTAGACAAGGTTTATCCTAGCTTACCACCTGATCTGTCTGATAATGATAGAGAGATTTGGTTTAAAGCTGGTCAAAGGTCTGTTGTTGCTTTTTTAATCGAACAACAAAAAAGACAAAAAGAAAGTTTACTTACAAATTCTGTTATTCAAGGAGTTTAAACAATGTGTTTCTTTGCACCTAAACCACCTAAACCCCCTGAGATACCAGAAGCTAGACCTACTGCACCATTACCAGAAGAAACTGCTACTGCACCAGTAACAGGTAGTAAGAGAGAAGCTGTTAAGAGAAAGAAAACAGTTTCAGGTGGTGTAAATCAGACAAGAAAAACTTTAGGTACTAGCTCATTAAGAATACCATTATTAAGTAAGACTACTTCTGGTGGTAATTTAAACTACACCCCTTAAAAAATGGAAGCCAATACAGCAGAATCTAGATACAACAGAATGTCACAAGAACGTTCCATGTATGAACGTGATGGTGAGAAAGCTGCTGACCTTACTATTCCTTCTTTGTATAGAAGAACAAAAACAAAAACTGCTGAGATTAAACAACCTTTTCAAAGTGTTGGTGCAAAAGCAGTTAATACATTAGCAGCAAAGCTATTAGCAGTTTTACTACCGCCTGAAGCTAGTATGTTTCAGCTAACTATTGATACTCTTAAACTTGCAGAAACAGGGCAACCTGAATTTATGTCAGAGATAGATAAATCTTTAAGAATGTATGAAGCAGCAGTTAATAATGAAATAGATATATCAAACGATAGAGTAGCTTTATTTGAAGCATTAAAACATCTAATAGTAGTAGGTAATGTATTGCTTTATGTAGGTGATGAAGGAATAAAAGTTTATCACTTAGATAGATTTGTATGTCAAAGGGATGAAGTAGGAAATATTATAGAAATTATTACAAAAGAAACAGTACATATAAATGCTTTTGATAAAGAGTTTATTGCAAATTTACAGCAAAAAGCAAACTATGATGAGCAGCAAATGATAGATGAGGAGATAGATGTATATACAAGAGTTACTAGGGATGGTGATATACAAAACTGGTATCAAGAATGTAAGGGTGAAATCATACCTAATACAGAAGGTACATCAAAGATAGAAACTTCACCTTTTATAGTTTTACGTTGGACTAGAAGGGATGGTATGGATTACGGAGAATCATATGTCCATGAGTATAGAGGTGATTTAATAAGTTTAGAAGCATTGATGCAAGCAATAATAGAAGGTGCAGCAGCTAGTGCAAAAGTTTTATTTTTAGTAAATCCAAATGGGGTAACAAGAAGTCAGACTTTAGCTCAAGCACCGAATGGAGCAGTAAGAGAAGGACTTGCAAGTGATGTCAGTACTTTACAAGTAAATAAAGGAGCAGATTTTAACATAGCAATGCAAGCTATGGAACGTATAGAAGCTAGATTGAATGATGCTTTCTTGATGGCTAAGAGTGTACAGAGACAAGCAGAAAGAGTTACAAGTACTGAGATACAAATCATGGCTGGTGAATTAGAACAGGCTTTGGGTGGCATATACAGCATCCTGAGTAATGAGTTCCAACTACCCTATATCAAACGTAGAATACATATGTTAGTAAGAAGTAAGAAACTTAAAAAATTACCAGATGATTTAGTGCAACCTAAGATTGTAACTGGTGTTAATGGTCTTGGTAGAAACTCAGATAAAGCAAGACAAATTGAATTTTTACAAACAATAGCTCAAGCATTAGGTGCTGATGTTATGCGTCAATACATTAATTTAGATGAAGCAATTAGGAGGTTTGCAACGAGTGTTGGCATAGATACCATTAATTTAGTAAAATCAAAACAAGAGATCGAACAAGAAATGCAAGCTATGCAGCAACAGCAGCTTGTCCAATCTCTAGGTTCTGCTGCTTTAGGTTCAAAATTAGTTGATCCTAAAAATGCTGCGGAAGCTCAAAAAATAGCACAGGATGCAGCCAATGCCAACCAAGAAACCTAAAAGAGAACGTGACGAAAATGGTCGTTACACAAAAGATGAAGTAGCAGTAGTCAGTACTTTAGGTACTAATGACGAACCAGAAGTTACCGAACCTGTTGTAAAAAAAACATTTAATGGTAATACTATTACTAAAAGTTAATTATTATGAAAGCTGAACTAAACGTACAAGAAACTACTCCTATGTCACAGGAAGATGTGACAAAAATTGCGGAGGAAAATGTTGATGAAAATGGTCTTATTCTTGGAAAATTTAAAACCCAAGAAGATTTAATTAAAAGCTATACAGAATTAGAAAAATTAAATAGTCAAAAAAATGAAGAGGTAGAAACAACAGAAGAAGAAAAACCTGAAAGCACTATTGATCAAGATGGTGATTGGGATCAATTTTATACTGAAGATGGTGCTGTTGATTATGCAAAAACAAAAGAAGCATATGGTGAAAAACTTGGGGAATTATTTGAAGAAAATCAAGTAGATCCTTTTAAAATTTCTAAGCATTTCCATGAAAATAATGGATCTATTACTGAAGAAATGTACACAGAATTAGAAGCAACTGGACTTACTAGAAATGTTATTGATTCTTATTTAACAGGTAGAGCTAATGAAAGAGGATATACACAACAAGCAGATCCTTATGATGAGATCGTTGGTATAGCAGGTGGTGAAACTAAATACAGAGAAATGCTTGAATGGATGGATGGTTCATTATCACAAGAACAAAAAATTACTTACGATAAAGTTGTTGATGGTGAAGGTTCAACTGTGACACAAAAAACTTTAGCTGTACAAGATATGTATAATAAATATAAAGTAGCTATGGGAATTGAACCTAAACTTATGTCAGGCAAATCATCAAATACACCTTCTTCACAAACCTTTAAATCTAATGCTGAAGTAGTAGCAGCAATGAGAGATCCTAGATATAAAACTGATATTGCTTATCAACATGAAGTACAAAGAAAACTAGCTTTTAGTGATAAAGTTTTTAATGTTTCAGGTTAATGCCGAAAAAAAAATCTGTTAATTTAAGAAAAGAACACAAGAGTAAAACTGGTGGTCTTACTAAAAAAGGTAGAGATAAAGTTAATAGAGAAACAGGTAGTAAATTAAAAGCACCAGTAACAGGTAAAGTAAAACGTGGCAGTAAAGCAGCTAAAAGACGTAAATCTTTTTGTGCAAGAATGAAAGGTGTTAAAGGTGCTACAAGTAAAGGCGGTAAGCTAACAAGAAAAGGACTTGCTCTTAAGAAATGGAAGTGTAGTTAGGCAGATTAATCTCAGGTATTTCCACTAATACTGCATTGATACACCAGTAATTTGTACTACTTTAGAATTAGCTGCTTGGTTTGCAACTTCAATTTTATATTTCAGTTGTGTACCACCAGTTACAGTAACGTCATTTGCTATTGCCATTTTTACACCTGTAGCAAAATTAGGTTGTGCAACTAATGTTACTTCAGTAAAATTGGAACCATTATCGGCTGACAAAAATAGTTTTAAATCTGTATTTAAAGTTGTAGTTCCATGAGCATCTATATATGTAACGACAACACCCATTTTTGTTGTTGACGCTGATGCTGTTACTACATTACTAATTGCTGTACCTGTAGCATTTACTGCTTCGGCAAACGTATTTGCCATTTCAATTCTTTGATATGCTGTATTGCCTGCGTCACCAATTATCAGAATCATCTGAGAATTAATTGTTGTTGGACTACCAAAATTTGAAATATAATCTGTAGATGCTCTTAATGCTGCAAGTTGTGTTGCACCAAAAGCTACGTCAGTTGTTTGTTCAGTATATTGACATTTAAAAATATTATTATCTCTAAAAAATCTATAAAAAATAGTCTTTGTAGTACCTCCATTATTTCCATCAGGAGTAGGGTATACACCATTATAGACAGCACCACTTTGAATACTGCTAAAAGTTTGACTTGCATTACCTTGTGGCGGTTCTGTATTTCTAAATGTCGCTACATTACCCATGCTATTGCCAGTTACATTATAGATACGACCTGCGGCATTCCATTGTCCTCGTTGAGCTAAAATAACTTCGAAATTATCTGATGCTCCAAAAATATGACCATAAGCAAATCCGTTATAAGAGGGTGTAGCATCTGAATTTCCTATTGGCTCAAACTTTCCATAAGATCTTGACACTCCATCATAACCTGTATATGAAGTAGCATTTGTACTACCATTAGCCACAGCATCTTGTCCTAAGTTACGATTTGACCCACCTGTAAAACCACTACTAAGATTTGTAACTGCGTCATAAACAGAAGATATGTATTCGCCTGTTGCATCTCTTCCCATTGTAGTAAACGAAGCTATCCCATTAGAATCTTCAAAAGTTTCTATAGACATAGAATTAGTATTATATCTACTAGCGTTTTGTAAAGCGTTAATTTTTAAAGCTAGTGCTGATATATCGTTAATAATATTGTTATCGTCAAATGATGTAGCGTGTTGAGTAACACTACTTGCAGAAATTCTTGCATCTGGAACTGTACCTGATGTAAGGTTGCTTGCATTTAATGCAGTTAAATCTTTTGCTGTGTTCGCTGCTATAGCTGTATTAATAGAGTTGGCTAACTTATCTGCTGTTACTGCATCATCAGCTAATTTAGATTCCGTTATACTTCCATCTGCTACTGACCCTGCTATATTTAACTGCCCAGCCATACTGCTGTGACTACTGCATTGGTAGTACAAAGTATCAGGTGCATCATGCGGTACTGTAAATATTATTTCTGTACCATTACCTCCACCATTATTTGTTACTCCTGTGTTATAAGCATCATTCGTACCACCATTAGCAATACTGGTTTTTATATAGAAAGGATGTCCACCTGATCTATTTTCAAAGATATAAGTATGACCTCTGCTAAGAGTTAACGTAGGGTCATTTACTGCACCTGTAAGACCTTTACCTGTAAACGTATAGTGATCTGTACCACTAGCACCTAAGACATATCTAAGGGTATCTTCAATAGCCCTTGATGATACTTGTGTTAAAGGCATGACTAATTAATAAGTGCTACGATCTCATCATCTGTAAGACCAAGAGCTTTTAGCTTTGTTGTAGCAGCAGCTTGATCAGTTGCTTTCTTTGTCTTAGCGTCAGCGATAGCTTGATGAGAAACTTGTCCAGAAGTTACAGTTGCATTGTAATCAGTTACTTCTTCAGCAGTAAACTCTTCAATTAAAAAACTTCCGTCAGTTTGTAGTGTTGCTTTTTTCATTAATTCTGCGCTCCTAATACTATGTAAGAAAAATTACTGGCAGCTATAGTATCTCCGCCATTGCCAAATAAACTAATTCCTCTGTAACTTGCATTGTTCGTGTTAATGGAAGTGCTAATATCCATATACATTGCATTACCTTCTCTACAAGCACTTTGAGCAGTCCAAGTACATTCGTTGTCAGTACGAAATGGATCTATAAATGTCAGTTCTATAACAGAATCACTATTATCATTAGCATTGAAATATGAAGCTAAACCATAATTTTGAGCATTAGCACCATATCTATCATTTCCGTCACTATTTTCACGACTATAATACCCTGTCCATATATAAGCTTGACCAGTATCTATTACACCGCTTGCAGTTATTAATCTACATTTCAACCAATCATCTTGTGACCAACTTAAAAAAACTTTATAAACATGGTAATCATTGGAAAATATATTATCTAAATTTATTGTAGTAACATTACTAGATGCAGTTCCACCAGCTATTTTTACCCACCCACCGGCTGATTCCCAATTCAAAGCTGATCCGTTAGTTTTTAAAACTTTCCCTGAGTTACCAGACTGAGAAGGGATAGGATCTGCTACACCTTTTGCTACATAGTTCCAACTAGCGTGTGCTGTACCACTACTTGAAGGTGCATTACCTGTAGAGTTTGCTACGCATATATACGAGCTTGTTATTCCAGAGTCGGTGTATTCAACTAAATCATCTACTGTATAAGCAGTTGAGTTGTTGTAAGTACCTCGCCAGACTTGTTTAATTTTGCCGAGATCAATAGTTGCCATAATTAAATAGTTGCGATTAGCCTTCCACTTGCATTTAAGCTAAAGGTAAAACCAGTAGCAGCAAAAACTACTTCTTCAAATGCATCATAAGCTGTTCCAGATATATTGTCCACACCACCATTAGTGCTTGTCACGATTAAGTTACCATTGCTGTCTGTATTGAATCCATAGACTTCTGGGGAAGATGCTTTTTGCCAGCTAGTAGTTCCACTTCCATCCGTAACAAGAGCTTCTCCAGCATTTCCTGATATTGGAGGAAAAGTTAATGTATAACTTGCTTGTCCTGACTGATCTGTTGGTGCTGCTAATTTAACGTATTGAGTCTTTCTTCCTAGCTGCAAACCAGTAAGATCTAATATAGAAGCTACTCCAACACCAGTAAGTCCATTTTGATCGGTTCTAAAAGTTAAAGCTGTACCACCGCCTCCTGCTCCAATAACAGGATTAACATTACTAGAGTCTTTTTGACATTGAAGATCATGTACTATAAAAGTGTCTCCACTATGGCTTGGGAAAGTAGGTATAGAACAGTCTGCGTTATTGTTAGTTGCTATAAATCCAGTAGTAGTACCTTGAAATAATTTAGATAATAATACAGAATTGTTTTGTAATTTATTTGATGATACAGAATTGTTTTGTAGAATTGCTGTTGTTACTGTGTTGTCACTTGGAGTTCCAATGTTTACAGTAGTACCCATTACTACCGCAAAATAACTTGCACCAGTAGGAGGTGCAGCAGACAGCTTAACTGTTCCACTATCTAAAGCAAAGCCTTCTGACGGAGCAGACGAACCAGAATTTGGTTTTTGTAAAACACCCTCTACTACTAATAAAACTTGCTGTGCTGAAGTAGGTGCATTGCTTAAGGTAAAGTTTGTTGTAGTGCCATCAAATGCAGGGCTAAGTGTAGAGATAAAAAAGTTACCAATACTTTGTGTTTCTTCAAATGCACTTGTAGTTCCGTTGTAAACATATAACTTACCTAAAGTTGTATGCCAGAATAAATCTCCAGAGTCATTATTGGTTGTAGGAAAACTAGAACCTACCCTATATCTTTCTCCAAAGTCATTTATATCTCCACTTAAACCTACAAGGTCATCTTCTTTAAGAGTTGCTTTATGGTATGTATAGTTTTGTCCTGACCCTGTAGAAACAACAAGAAATCTAACACCAGCAGCAACACTAGATCCACGAAAGTTTGTAGCAATACCAGATATATTTACTGTTGTACCACCTACTGTTTGACCAGATGCAGTTCCAGTACTGCTAACTGCCATTCCACCTGCATCCGCAATACTTATAACTACACCTGATTGTGGTTGTGTATTAGGAAAAGAACTTTCATTTGCTATCGCTTCTAAACCACCAATAGGTGCTAGTTGTGCAGCAATATAACTTACGACAGCAGCAGAAGTAGGAAAGCTATTATCCGTATCTGATAGATTATTACCTGTTTGTTTCGTAAGACCATCTATCTGGTTTAGGTCTGCTATGTCAGATGTAAGGGGTGTACTGTCAGCTAATTTAGAAGCTGTACCAGATGGCATAGTTGCTAAAGTTTGTAACTCTGCATCTGCTAATTTATTATTAGTAACAGCGTTATTTGCTATGTGTGCTTCATCTATGCTTCCATCTACATAGTGTTCAGAATTTATAGAATCATCTTGTATGTTATCGCCATCTACGCAATCGTTAGATAAGTGTGAATGATCTACACTTCCATCTACTAGTTCACTACTATCAACTGAGTTTGCTGCAAGATGACTAGCATCAAGAGGACTCCCTGCTATAAGACTTTTTATTTCTGATACTGTTTGATCTGCGGTAGCGTTATCTTCGATATTATTTAATTTTGTATGGTCATTATCAGTAAACACGTTGCTATCACTAGCTGCTTCTACTGCTGCTCTTATTTCTGCGTTTGTTTGGTCAGCAGTTGCACTAGCTTCTATTCCATCTAACTTGCTGTGATCTGCGTCAGTAAAGACATTACTATCAGTTGCAGCTTCTACTGCTGTTCTAATCTCTGCGTCTGTCTGATCTGCGGTAGCTCCTTCTTCAATACCATTTAATTTAGTTGTAATTTCTTGTTGAGCAAATAATATCTGGTCACTATTATTATCTAAGTCTGTTTCTGTTAAAACACTACCATCAGCAAAATCTACTTTTTTTGCACTTATATTTGTATCTCTTTGAAATTTTATATTACCAGTACCAGAAGGAGGTATGTTACCTGAAGTAAAAGTAACTGATGATCCGCTAATTGTATAGTGAGTATCTAATGTTTTAAGAACTCCACCAACTGTAACGTCAACTTCTGTATTCTCTAAAAAAGAAAATGATATTGCAAAAGTAGCTGTACTTCCATTTCCATTATGAGTCTGTGACGTAGCAGAAGTGTTAGTTGCCATGATTACCTACCATAAACATTTTTAAATGTTTCATTTTCTTTGATAGTTTTTCTATATTGTAACTCTAAATTTATCTTATCTCTAATTATGTTTTGAATAAAGGGTTTATCTTCATGGTCTATAAAGAATTTTTCTTTACCTGCTGATTTATAATGCCTGATAATATCATCTAATCCTAATGTATGACCTACATTTGGATCACCATTAATAACAAAATCCCTTAATTTTTTAAATTTACCTTCATTTTTTATTACTACATTATTTCGTTTATATTTTTCTAATTCTTCCATATGAGCAATAATGTGTGGCTGATTAAAATATGCCAACATTGACTCTCTTACATTCATACCCCCATATCTTAAATAACCTTCTGTACCTTTTGGAAACGTAAAATTATTAATATACCTTATCATTTTTGTGTACATTGGACTTGTTAAACCAACGTCAACATCTTCTACAGTTACACCGTCTTGTTCTACTGTATTCATCAAATCTACATTTTGCTTTAAATTACCATTTGGTTTTTCTGGGTTATAATTTAAAATTTTAAAGTTTGTAATTATTGGATTATTTCTGCTAGTAGATTGATTGACCCAATTTAATGTATATAAACCTTCTTTTTGTGTAAATTTTTTAACTTTTTCATCAGTAAGAAATTCATATTCATATGGATATTTAAGATCACCTTCTTCATCAACACCATCACCTGCACCAAATATATGTTCATCAGCTAATATTTTAAAGTTTCTAAGCCAACCTAATTCATCAAATCTTGTACTTAACATCTTTTTACTTTTTAAATTTTGGTAATCACTTTCTGACATAATCCCACTATTTCTAAGACCTAAACCTATATCTACTTTTACATCTTTTAATATTCTTGGTGCTATTGATGTAAGAATATTTCTTTGTAACCACGTTTTATTTTTTGAAGGATCTTCTATAAATTTAAAGAAATCTTGGATGCCATACATATTAGCTTTATTTAAAACAGACCTGACGGTGTAATAAGATAAAGATGTCATAAATTCACCAAAAGTCTGTTCTGGCATTTGATCTGCCATCTGCATTATATTCATTCCGTTAACCAATATTTGAGATAAAGGATCTAATTTTTGTATTGAATAATAATCATAAATTGGTTTATTATCTTCACCTAATTCTGGGCTGCCATCTTTTTCTCTTAAAATACCTATAGATTCTGTTAATTCACCACTTGCTTTATTTAATTTTACTTTTGTTTTTTCCCAATCACCACCAAAATAATTTGCTCCTGTTCCGTTAAATACAACTTTTGGAGGATTTTCTGGATCATTTTGTTGCTGCATATTATGAACAGCAAGAAATGCAGGTAAGAAAATTATATTACCTAATACAAGTTGTCCTCTAGCTCTAGCTGAAACTATAGGATCTAAACTTCTTAAATCTTGTATAAGTTCTGGCATTAGTGCATTTATTATTGGTGTTCTTCTCCAAGCACGTTTTGTTATATTTACTGGTGATCTTAAAAAGAACATAAACCTTTTTGCTAATGGTGATGTTGAAGTTATACGATTTGCACCATCAGCAATTTGTCCAAAAATAAATCCTTTATTAAACAAAGGTTCAGTAAAAGTTTGTGTCTTTGAAAAATCTAATGCACCTTGTAATGACTCTGCAAAATCGTCATCTATAATTCCTGTCTTTAATGATTTCTGTGCCTTATTAATCATTAACTCTTGCATAGATTTCATGTAATCCACAACATGATCAGTTAATTCTTGACCTGTTAAACCTTGTGCAAAGCCTGTTCTATATCCATGATATTTCATAGCACCATTCATAGCACCTGCTTGAAACATTGCATCCATAGTAGTCATAGTGCGACTACCTCCTCTAAAACCTTGTACAACTTTGCTATCTAATAATGCTGCTGTTGCTTCTCCTAATGGTGTAGTACGAAATTCAGTAGCAGGTATAGAAAACTTTTTACCACCTAAGTTATAGCTTCTACCTGTAAATGGAAGTTGACCTTCTATCATTTGACTAGAAAATGCTTTTTCACTTACGCTTTCTAATTTTGTATTTCTTGGATTTAAAATATTAGTTTCAGTAGCCCATGACTTTCTTGATACATCTTGTATAAAATCAAAATCATTAAACATACCTGTAAATGCTGCTAAATTTGTTTGTACTGCTTTTGTATCACCTTTAAATAATTTTGCTAAAGCAAAAGGATCTAACATCATTTCAGCACCAAAAAATAAAGACTCTAAAGAGTTAGAAACAAAGTTTA